AGTATCTAAAAATATGGAAGTAGTCGAAGAGAACGAAAATCTTAAAAGACAAAATGTGATAAGAGAGGCCTGTAAAGACCTATCAGAATCACAAAAAGAGAAAATGATTTCATTATCTGAAGGAGTAGACTTTTCAGATTCAGAAGATTTCGCTGAGAAAGTTTCTGAGTTGAAGGAAGCATACTTCCCAAATGACGAAATCATATCTGAGGAAACAGTAATAGAAGAAGGTATTGGTGAATTATCAGAAGATAGAGACCCTGTACTAGACCCTTCAATTGCAAAGTATTCTCAGGCATTAAGTAAACTAAAACCATTAGGTTAAATTTAAAGGAAGAAAGAAATGTTCTTATCAGAAAATTTACAAGAAAAGTGGTCGCCTATTCTAGAACACTCCGATTTACCACAAATCGAAGATGGCTACAAGAAAGCGGTTACTGCTGTTATCCTTGAAAACCAAGAGAAAGCTCTACAAGAAGAGAGAGTATCACTTGACGAAGCAGCACCTTTAAATGCTACTGGTAGTTCTGCTATCTCAAATTGGGATCCAATCCTAATTTCATTAGTTAGAAGAGCTATGCCAAATCTCGTTGCTTACGACATTTGCGGTGTTCAACCAATGACTGGTCCTACAGGACTTATCTTCGCTATGAAAGCAAGATATCAAGACGACAACAATGCTGGAAGAGAAGCAAACTCTGAAGCATTAGGTATTAACGAACCAAGAACTGGATTCTCAGCAGGGAATTCAGGCGATATCGATAATACTGCGGACGCTGATCCAGAAGGCGACCCTTTTGCAGGGTCATCTGCTTATCAGAACGCAACATCGTCAGGCATGAGCACAGCATCAGCAGAATCTTTAGGAGATGGTGCATCTAACCATTTCAATGAGATGTCATTCACTATTGAGAAATCAACTGTGACTGCTGTATCCAGAGCATTAAAAGCTGAGTACACACTCGAACTAGCACAAGACTTAAAAGCAATCCACGGTCTTGACGCTGAATCAGAATTAGCAAACATTCTATCATCAGAAATTCTTGCAGAAATCAACAGAGAAGTTGTAAGAGAAGTAAACAACCAGGCAAAAACTGGTGCTTCTACAACTGCTTCTGCTGGTACATTCAACTTAGATGTTGATGCAAATGGTAGATGGTCTGTTGAAAAATTCAAAGGATTGTTATTCCAAATCGAAAGAGAATCAAATGTAATCGCAAAAGAAACAAGAAGAGGAAAAGGTAACTTTATCCTTTGTTCTTCTGATGTTGCATCTGCTCTTTCAATGGCAGGCGTATTAGACTACGCTCCAGCACTATCAACTAACTTGAATGTTGATGACACAGGTAATACATTTGCTGGTGTTCTTAACGGAAGAGTTAAAGTATACATTGACCCATATGCTGGTTCAAACTACTTAACAGTTGGTTACAGAGGGTCTAACCCTTATGATGCTGGTATGTTCTATTGCCCATATGTTCCACTTCAAATGGTGAGAGCAGTTGGCGAGAACACTTTCCAACCAAAAATAGGTTTCAAAACAAGATACGGAATGGTATCTAACCCATTTGTTGGAAGCACACCTGCTAACGGTTTAGCATCTGATGGTTCAAACCAATACTACAGAAAAATGGCAGTGTCCAACATTCTGTAAAAAAGTTCAGAACTTTTTAAAAGGGGTCTTTTTAGACCCCTTTTTTTATGCACTAAATATAATTGTATCATGATGATACAGACATAAACACACATACACACAGGAGGAAATTATGTCAAATCAAGGAAAATCAGGTTACGAAATTCGTGCCGACTTACTATCTCTCGCCGAGAGCATTATTATCAACAACATCGAGAATGAAAGACAAACCATTTATTCATGGAATGATAATCATTCTGAGACTAAAAAGGAAATACCTTTGAGAACTTATACTGCTCAAGATGTTATTGAGACTGCAAAACAGTTTAATGACTTTGTAAACGAGAAGTAATGCATAAATAGTAATATGGCATATAAATCAGATATCAATAAATCTATTCTAAACAGAAATAACTTTCGTCTGTTGATTGATAAAGTTCCAACTGTAGAATACTATGTAAGAACAGTCAATGTTCCAGGTGTTCAATTCAGTGAAACTCAACAAGCGGCAGGTGTTGGTCTAGATGCATTCTTCCCAGGTGACAAAGCAACCTTTGATACCCTAGAAGTTTCATTCTTAGTTGATGAAGATTTAGAGAATTTCATAGAGATATACAATTGGATGGATTCGATTGTACCTCTCAGTAATCCTGAATTATATGGTTCATATACTGAAACTGCAACAACTCAGACTAATGTGGTGGCAAGTATAGATAACGATTTGAATCAATACAGTGACATCACATTAGTCACTAATACAAACAAAAACATTCCTAACAGATACTTTAGATTTCATGATGCATTCCCTATATCATTAAGTGGAATAGATTTAGAATCAGGCGCAGATGCTGAACCAGCAATTTGCACGGTGTCGTTTAGGTTCACATATTACGAGATTAAAACCACTTCATAAATACTACAAAGTATAGTATAATTATAGTATGACATTGGATGAAATAAAGGCGATGTGGTCTAACGATTGCGAAATCGATGACATAGAATTAGATAAATCTAGTTTAGATGTTCCTCGATTACATGCAAAGTATTCAGACTTACTAACAGATAACATTCTTAGATTAAAGAATGCTCAAATGCAATACAATCTACTTAGAAAAGATAAGTGGTTGTGGTTCAATGGCAAAATGGATGAATCACGAATCAAAGAGTTAGGTTGGTCAGATGACCCATTTGATGGTTTGAAGATAATGAAAAACGACATGGATGTATTTTTCAATTCAGATGAAGACCTTACAAAACTCAAAGCGAAGATTGATTATCTACAAGAAGTTGTAGAGTATATCAAAAGATGTATGGATAACATTACATGGCGACATCAGACAATTAAGAACACAATTGAGTGGCGTAAATTTATGGCAGGTCAATAATGATATTAGATAACTATTGTATCATATATGAAAATTACTTTACAGAATCAGAAGTAATGAAAATACATGCTTGTGCTAATCAAGTAGAAGAGATTGAAGGTCGAACAGGTTTCGGTGCTGACGAAGACGAAGACCCTAACAATATCGAAATGACATATGATATCAGACAATCTTCACAAAAATGGTTGCAACATCATATATTTCCCAAAGAGATACAAGATAAAATAACATTGGGTATTAATACAGCATCTGCTGAAGGTGGTTGGAACTTTGCTTGGAATCATATCGAAGACCATCAATACACTATTTACAAACACAAACCAGATAGACCCACAGGTGATTTTTATACCTGGCATACAGATGCAGCTAGCCCTAGTAAAATGCAGAGTCGATATGGAATAAGAAAACTAAGTTCAACAATTCAACTATCACACCCCGAAGATTATGAGGGTGGTCATTTTCGTTGGTTAGAACCAGCACATATGTTTGATAATATCAGAAAAGGTCATTACGGTGTTGATGTAGACCCATATATTCAAACAGCACCATTCAGTGCCAAAACAGTAGGAACTCTTATAGTATTTCCTTCTTTTGTTTGGCATGAAGTGAGTCCAGTATCTAGAGGTACAAGAACATCTCTAGTTAGTTGGTATCACGGTCCAACTTATGTCTAAAGTAATAGTATCTAAAGTAAACGAAGTCTTTATGAAAGTCGATTGTGATGATGGACTAGCAAGAGACCTTTACGACTTTTTTTCATTTACAGTTCCAGGTGCAAAGTTTATGCCTTCTGTTAAGAACAGATATTGGGACGGCAAAGTAAGACTCTTCTCTCTTAAAACTAAAAGAATCTATATTGGTTTATTACCATATGTCGATGAGTTCTGTAGAGAAAGAGGTTATGAGTTTGATGGCATAACAGATGAAATCGGTGAGAAGACTGATATCAAATTCGATTTGAAAAAATACTTTATGAAAGAGTATAATCTTCCATTCGAACCTAGAGATTATCAAATGGAGGCAGTAGAGACTACGATAAAGTATGGCAGACAATTACTATTATCTCCTACTGCATCAGGTAAATCTCTAATCATATATCTACTCGCAAGATGGTATAATAAGAAAACAGTTATCATTGTGCCAACAACATCACTTGTTGAACAGATGACAAAAGATTTTATAGATTATGGGTATACTGAACCTGTATGTAAGATATACAGTGGACAAGAAGTATTCGATGCACCCATAACAGTGACTACATGGCAAAGTTTTGCAAAAGCACCTAAAGAGGTGTTAGATAGTTTTGATGTAGTCATAGGAGATGAAGCACATTTATTTAAGGCGACAACATTAAAAGGCATCTTAGAGAAGATGAAGACTACTGCAATCAGAGTTGGCACTACAGGTACATTAGATGGAAGTGAAGTACATAGACTACAACTAGAAGGTCTATTCGGTCCTGTAAAAAAAGTTATTACATCAGCACAATTAATTGAAGAAGGAACTATCGCAAAGATTGACATTGATTGTATCATACTTAAGCATCAGAAGTGTCATAAAATGT